TATTATCACCACACAAAACTGGGCTCAGTTTACCGAAACTTGGAATTTTCAAGATTTGAATGGTAACCCAACGCTTCCATTCATTACTGTGGTGAGAAGTCCTGAAGTAAAATATGGTAATAACCCCGCAATTATTTATAACATTCCAAATCGTAAAGAGTATTTTTATGCTGCGGTCCCTACTTGGAATGGTAATATAAAAGGGATGGACATTTATAAAATACCTCAACCTGTTCCTGTTGATATTACGTATAGTGTAAAGATTATGTGTAATAGAATGAGGGAATTGAATGAGTTTAACAAAAACGTCATTCAGACTTTTGCCTCTCGTCAAGCATACCGTCAAATTGAAGGTCACTATATTCCAATCATTTTGACTAATATTTCAGATGAGTCTCAGATGGATATTGGTAAGAGAAAATTTTACATTCAAAGTTATGAATTTACTATGATGGGATTTCTTTTGGACGAAGAAGAATTTGAAGTGGCTCCCGCAGTTTCAAGGGTGTTTAATTCTTTCGAAGTAAACATATCATCCAAACCACCACGAAGAAAAAGATTCCCGGAAAACAAAGATACCTTCGAAAAAACTTTGGTTTTCTCACCAAGTGCAACAACCAAAACTTTGGTTGCGGACTACACAGGAGATTTTACTCTTTTAGGTTCAGTTAATGTGTCAAGTTATGATGTTTTTATTAATGGAAACTTTTACGGAACGGACATTGAGGTTATCCAAGTGAATACAAATGATATTCTTCTGTTCGAAATTACTCAAGACAACCCTTCATTGGAAAGTTCGTTGTTATATGGAATCAAATTACTCATTTGATTCACCGTATATATCTGTTTCAACTTTACAATTCTCTCTAATTAGGTTTTCCAAAAATTTATACATCACGATTCCTTTTTTGTCACAATAGGTTTTGAGAATATTGTGTGTTTCAATCGATATCTTAAGGTTTTTGATTTCTTTATCCATAAGTAGAAAAAAGGCAGAAAATAAGGCGCCCATTTTATAAATAGACTGCAAGAAGTAAAGTTTTTACTTTTTTTCTGAATATTTATGTATACAAAATAAAATTTTTATTGAACATAAAAAATGGCAGTATCTAATAAAATATTCGTATCACCAGGTGTATACACTTCTGAAAGGGACTTGAGTTTCGTAGCTCAAAGTGTGGGTGTAACCACTCTTGGTTTGGTAGGAGAAACATTAACAGGACCAGCATTCGAACCTGTGTTTATCACAAACTATGACGAATTCGAAGCGTTTTTCGGAGGAACAATCCCTGAAAAATTTGTAAACACACAAATCCCTAAATACGAATTGGCTTATATTGCCAAATCGTACCTTCAACAATCTAACCAATTATTCGTGACAAGAGTTCTTGGTCTTTCAGGTTATGATGCTGGTCCATCTTGGACTATAACTACTGTTGCTAACCCCGATGGTACTACAATTGTTTTAACGGGTGTAGAAACTGATTTCACAATCAACTTTAGTGCGTGTACTGGAGATACTTCTGTTACATATTTGACTTCTATCCCATCGGCATTTTCTTCGGTGTTCTCTACACCTTATACTCAAAATGATGGTTCCTCAACTACGATTGCAGCAGATTTTGATAATCAAATTCTTGACATTGTAGATGTTAATTCTTTGTCCGCAACTTCTGTATACTATTATGGTACAATCGCTGACGGTTCTTACAATGACATTTCGTCAACTTACACAGATGAAACGAACGTTTACAGTTGTTCTGGTGTTACTGAATCTGTTGCGGATTACACCTCTCCAAATAATGACGCGTGGTATTACTCGTTGTTTACACCAACTACAGGGGATGAGTATTCAGGTATATCCATGTTCTCAGTTGTGAATACTTTAGATGATTTGGGTTCAGGATGTTTTTCGGGAACTGTTTCAGGAACCGTATTCAACTACTCGGGTCTTACTTACGATGGTTGGAACGACTTGGTAGTTGCTACTCTACGTTCAAGAGGTATTGCTACTTATGGTACAGGTAGTGATGGCCCTGTATACACGGTTTCTGGTTTAACTAGTGTTCAGATGAATTGTTCGGGAACATATTCTGCGGTAACACAAAATCCTTTCGCAACATTTGCAATTTCCGGTTCCACTGCCGCCGGCGCAGATTTTGAATTTGTTACATCTATGAATAGTGGGGATGCTAATTATCTTACTAAAGTATTTGGTATATCCAATTTTGCTAAACCTAGGGTTGAGGTTCCCCTTTTCGTGGAAGAACAATTCCAAAATATGTTGAACTACGGATATAATAAGGGTTATGTGAGAGGTTTGAATTGTGACTTGGTCGCACTTCCTGGTTTGAGATACGCTTCTACCACAGACACTATCGCATACTATTTGGAAAAATACCAGTCTCCAGATTCTCCATGGGTTGTTTCACAACTTCGTGGTAGTCAGGTAGATAGACTTTTCAAAGTTATTTCAATTGCAGATGGTGATAGTGCAAACGCTCAAATCAAAATATCAATCACCAATATTTCTTTCAACAATTTGACTTTCGATTTAGGTGTTAGAAGTTTCTACGACACGGATTCTAACCCTGTATTCTTGGAAAAATTCACAAATTGTTCTATGAATCCTGCAAACAACAACTATGTTGGTGTTCAAGTTGGTACTTCCGACGGAGAGTATGCTTTGAATTCGAAATACATTATGTTGGAACTTAACGAGAACGCTGCTGTTGATTCTCTTCCTTGTGGTTTTGAAGGATACGTTATGAGACAATATGCGAATGCAACACCACCTTTCCCTGTTTATAAAACATCTTACAATTATCCTGGAGAAATTATTTATAACCCTCCTTTTGGTACTACAGCTGGCGATAACTCGGTTCAATCAAGTGGTGATAGAGTTAGAACTACCTACTTAGGTATTTCTTCACAGATTGGTTATGACCCAGATTTTTACATGTATAAGGGTAAACAAAAACCACTTAATTTGTGTGTTGAGACTGATGCATTACCTTGGGATTACATTACCGAAGGTTTCCATATGGACTCAGGAGCTACTATAGTTACTATTGCATATGGACCAACGGCAGGTAGTCCAGCTTTTGAGTGTGGAGATGCTACTTTCCAATCCGACCCTGATTCTCCAGCGAACCCATATTACCAAATTCAGGCTAGAAAATTCACTTTCTTGTTACAGAATGGTTTTGATGGTTGGGACATTTATCGTGAATATAGAACAAACACTAATAACTTTGTAATTGGAGGTTCTGGTTATCAAAAAGGAGCTTGTCCTACAACGAGATATCCGGCGGCAACTGGATGGGGTGCGTTCAAACCGATTGCAGTTGATAACTTTACTGAGTTCGCGAACACTGACTATTACGCTTATCTATTGGGTATTGCTACCTTCAATAATCCTGAAGCGGTAAATATTAACGTGTTTGCAACTCCTGGAATTGATTTTGTGAACAATGACAACTTGGTTGAAGAAGCGATTTCTATGGTAACTTTTCAAAGAGCTGACTCAATTTATATTGTCACCACACCTGACTGTAACGTTTATGTACCTACCACTACAGATAATTTAATTCTTCCAACACAAATTGTTGATGAATTGGACCAAACAGGTATCGATTCGAACTATACCGCGACTTACTACCCTTGGATTTTAGTTAGAGATACTGTAAATAATACACAAATTTACATACCACCTACCAACGAGGTTTGTAGAAACTTAGCTTTAACAGATAACGTTTCATTCCCTTGGTTCGCAACTGCTGGATACACAAGGGGTTTAGTAAACGCTGTTAAGGCACGTATCAAACTGACTCAAGAAGAAAGAGATACTCTTTATCAGGGTCGTATCAATCCTATTGCAACGTTCTCGGATGTTGGTACCGTAATTTGGGGTAACAAAACTCTTCAAATTGCGGATACAGCTCTAAACCGTTTGAATGTTAGACGTTTATTGTTACAAGCTCGTAAATTAATTTCAGCTGTAGCTGTAAGATTATTGTTTGAACAAAACGATGCTAAAGTTCGTCAGGACTTCTTGGATTCTGTGAATCCTATCCTTGACGCTATCAGACGTGACCGTGGTCTTTACGATTTCCGTGTTACAGTAAGTAATTCTCCTGAAGATTTGGATAGAAACACCATGTCAGGTAAAATATACTTGAAACCAACGAAGGCTCTGGAATTCATAGACATTGAATTCTTGATTACTCCAACAGGAGCTTCCTTCGAAAATATCTAAATTCAACCAAGGTGGGAGGAAACTCCCACCTTTTAGCCTTTTAATATAATATGAGTAGAATAATAACAGAGGGATTTGATGATGTGGGTTTACCTACGCTCAAATATTATGCTTTCGATTGGGACGACAATTTAATGTTCATGCCAACAAAAATTATTGTAAAAGATGATAATGGTAAGGAGGTAGAAATGTCTACTGAAGATTTTGCGGAATATCGTAGTCGTATTGGAAAAGAACCCTTTTCCTACAAAGGAACCACAATTGTTGGGTTTGCTTCAGACCCTTTTAGAAATTTTGGTACTAAAGGAGATAAGCAATTTCTTTTGGACTCCATGAAAGCTAAACCAGGTCCTGCTTGGGCAGATTTTATTGAAGCTGTCAATAATGGTTCTATTTTTTCTATAATTACCGCAAGAGGACACAACCCAAATACCCTGAAGGAGGCCGTATTCAATATGATTGCGTCCAACCATATGGGTATCAACAAAGACTTATTAATTAAAAATCTTAGAAAATTCCGAGACTTTGTGGGTGAAGACAACGTCAAACCTCAAGAAATGATTCGTCAGTATTTGGATTTATTAAGATTCTACCCCGTGTCATTCAATCAAGAAGGGTCTGCACAAAGACCTGAAGAATTAAAAGTTGACGCGATGAAAGAATTCATATCACACGTGAAATCTGAGGCACAAAAATTAGGACAAAAAGTATACCTAAAAGATGATGTCAAAAATAGATTTGTACCAGAAATAGGATTTTCAGATGACGATATAAGAAATGTGGAAGTAATGAAAAAACATTTTGAAGATGAACCATCATTAAGAACTTATTCTACTGCAGGAGGAATAAAAACTAGATATTAGAGATATAATTTTTCTGAAAACAAAGTCAATACAAAAATTTTTCTCTACAAAGTATTTATATGAAAATAAACTAAAACAAAGAAACAAAAAAATATACCATGGCTGACTTACTAATGAAGATGCCGGTTCCATATGAACCAAAAAGAACCAACCGATTCATTCTGAGATTTGATTCTACTCTCGGTATTAATGAATGGTTTGTAGAATCATCAGGGAGACCTAATATCGATATTAACCCAGTAGAAATCCCTTTCCTTAATACCTCAACATTTGTTGCTGGTAGATTTAAGTGGAATTCTATAAGTGTTAAATTCCGTGACCCAATCGGACCATCTGCAACTCAAGCTCTTATGGAGTGGGTTCGTTTACACGCAGAATCTGTGACAGGTCGTATGGGATACGCAGCGGGTTACAAAAAAAATGTGGACCTCGAAATGTTGGACCCAACAGGAGTTGTTGTGGAAAAGTGGATTTTGGAAGGTACTATGATTACCAAGACCGCTTGGTCAGAAGTTAACTACGGAACGGACACACTCGCAACATTAGATGCGACACTTCAGATGGACCGTTGTATTTTAGTTTATTAATTTTCTCTTTACTTTTTATTGTTGATTAACAAGTAAGGAGTGGTATATTTAACACAGGGGACTAATTCTCCTGTGTTTTTTTTTATGGATGATGCAATGAAAG